CTGGGCCTGCCAGATGGCCGAGCCCAGCGCGGTCCCGACGCCCGGCAGCGGCACGCCGTGGATATGCGGTGCCCAATTGCCCATGCCGGTCCGGTCCCAGGCCGCGATGCCCAGCGACCGAGCGGCCCGCACCAGGTCGGCCGACACCGGGCCGATGTCGATGGCGTCGCCTTGGTGGCTGGTCCCCGAGTAGCTGGTCTGCGGCCGCCAGCCGCCCTGGAACAGGTAGAAGGGGCTGATGGCGTTCAGTTGCCGCAGGACGGCCGCGAACGGCTCGGTGAAGGTGCCGCCCTTGAACGACACCAGGCCGCCGTTGGCGTGCGCCTGGTGGCCGCCGAGCAGCGCGGCGATACCGGCCATGTTCCCGGACCGGGCCAGCCGGTTCATCGTCTCGATGCCCTTCGACCCGAACAGCTTGGTGAACTCCGGCCGCATCACGGCCTCGCCGCCGGACAGGTCCAGCACGCCGCCGGTCGGGGACACGAAGCGGTGGATGTCCCGACCTGGAGACCAGCCCGGCAGGACGCCGCCCGTGGCCATCTTGATCGGGTCCACCCTAGGCAGCTCGGTCCCGCCGAACACCCCGATGACCTTGTTGATGAGGGTCCGGATGCCGTTGTTGTAGACCGACTCGATGACGAAGTTGACCGGGATCATGGCCTTCGACTTCACGTCGTTGAGGAAGCCACCGATCTTGTCGCGGAACGACTTGAAGGCCGCCACACCCTTGTCCCGGAAGGAGTTGAACGCGCCCGGCAAGGTCGAGGTGAAGAAGGTGCGGATGCCGTCAACGATGGGCTTCACGCGGTCATTCCAGAACGACCGGATGGTGCCGGCCACCGCCTGGAAGACTCGCGCCCCGGCGTCGCGGAAGCGGTTCCAGGCGTTCGGGATGGTCACGGTGAAGAACCCCACCACCCTGTCCAGGATGGGCTTCACTCGGTCCACCCAGAACGACCGGATCGCGCCGGCCACGCCCTTGACCACGCGGTCATTGGCCGCCAGGAACGTCCGCAGGGCGTTCGGGATGGTCACCGTGAAGAACCGGACCAGGAAGTCCAGGACCGGCTTGATGACCTTCTCCCAGGCGAACTTGATCGCGGTCTGGATGGCAGCCCAGACGGTGAGCACGATCTTGCGGAAGGTCTCGCTCTTGTTCCAGGCCAGGATGATCGCGCCCACCAGGGCGGCCAGCAGCACCACCACGATCCCGATGGGGTTGGCCGACATGGCCGCGTTCAGCGCCCACTGGGCGGCAGCCTGCGCGCCCGTGGCGATGGTGCCGGCCACCTGGGCCGCCTTCAGCGCGATGTTCTGGCCGATCATCACGCCCTTCTGGATGATGTCGCTGGCCTGGAGGGCCTTCAGCCCCTCCATCGCGATGACGCCCAGGTCGGCCACGCCGGCCACGCCCATGATCGTCGAGCTGACCAGCTCGGCCTTGCTGGCCATCTCCTCGGAGATGACCCCGTTGGCCTCCAGGGCGCCGGCCAGGTCACCGATGCCGCCGGCCGCGATGCTGGCCCGCGTGGCCAGGCCGTCGGCCTTGCTGGCCACCGAGTCCAGCCCGGAGCCCGCCTCGGTGCTCGATTCGGCGGTCTTGTCGAACCCGTCGGAGAACTCGCGCCCGGCCTTCTCGCCGGCCTCCTTGGCTCCGTCCCCGGCGGCCTTGAAGTCGGCATAGACCGGGAACTCGACGGCCGGCGGGGACACCTTCTTCACCCCGGTGGCCACGTCCTTGGCCAGGTCCCCCAGGTCCGGCTTGACTTCGACCTCGACCGGCTTGGGCTGAGCCTTCTTCACCCCGTCGGTGGTCGCCTTGGCGAAGCCCGACAGGTCCGGCAGCAGCTCGATGAACGCGGTTCCGAGTTGCATGGTTCACCCCTTCCGGGCGATCAGAGCAGCGCCCCGCCCTATCGCATACGCCCGCCGCTGGGCCTTGTCCTCGGACCGGGAGACAGCTACATCCTCCAGGTCGTCGTCCAGTTGGTCCCAGCGGTCGGGCGGGGTCAGCTCGGTGAGCGCAACCGTGTAGATCACGTCCAGCAGCAGACCCAGCGGCAGCGAGTCGAACAGACGGGCGTGGTCTAGGCCCCCTGCACTCCGAGGCCAAAGATGGGCTTCGGAGTCCTCGCCGGCTCCGGCTGCTGCCAGGTCTCCGCCAGGCCCACCGGCTCCGAAACGTCCTCGACCGTACCCCGCGAGAGTGAGACGACCCGAGACGAGGGCGCGGACTCGGGCAACGGTGAGGGTTGCGAGGAGGCTGACCGCTGCCCCAAAGGGTGGCCGCTCCAGTAGGTCATGACCGGGGTCAGGGCCTCCTCCAGGCGGTCCACGGCGTCGTCGTGCTCGTTCAGATAGTCGTCCAGCCGGTCGCGGTCCTCCTCGACGACACAGACGCCCACCAGCTTGACCAGGGCGGCCATCTGGGCCACCTGGTCCTTCGACTTCGCCACGGTGGCCATCTTCATCATGGCCCACTTCGGCGCCGACTCGACGGTCGTGAAGACCCCGTCCGGCGCCGGCCCCAGCTCCAGATTGGGGCGCACCAGCTCGACGCCGGACATCAGGCCGCGTCCTCGAAGATGCTGACGAACGGCAGGCCGCCGGCCAGCGGCAGCTCCACCTGGAACGCCATCGGGATGGTGGCCTTGGCCGGAGCCTTGCGGCGGCCGACCTCGACAGCGCCGGTCTGGAGGCAGCGCTTCCAGACCCACCGCTCAGTGTGGTCCTGGGACTCCCAGCCGATGGCCACGCGGGTGGCGATGGCGTCGGCGGCCGGCGGTTCGAAGGTGACGATGCCGGTGCCGGTCGTCAGCGTGCCGCCGTTGAGCGCGATCTGGAAGTTCCGCGCGGTGATCTCGGCCGCCGCGAACTCCAGTTGTTCGGTCGCCCCGGTCTCCTCGTAACGGATGGGCAGCTTCTCCTCGGCTACCTCGATGCCTTCGAAGTTCGGGGTGTGGGTGAAGGCGTGGCCTTCCTCGGTGTAGCCCAGCGGGACCCAGGCGACGGCCCAGGGGGTCGTCAGGTCAACCGGGGGCGTGGTCTCAGCGGCCGCGATGTAGAGCAGCCCCGGACCAACCTTGACATCACTCGGTGAACCCATCTCGGGAACCTTTCACTCTGCCGAGGCAAGCCCGGCGCCTTTCACTCCCTGGCCGGCTGGTCAGGGCAATTCTTGGGCCTCGACCGTCAGCACGACGGTGAGGCTGTAGCGCGGCGTCTTGGTCACGGGGTCCGGCAACCAGACCACGCTGTTGACCGAGGCGCCATGGCACCAGGTGCCGGCGTCGAGGGCTACCCCCTCCGCCTTGACGATGGCAGCGGCGAGCAGCCGATAGGCCCGCGCCGCCTCCTCCTTCGTCCTCGCCCACACGTCCACGGTGAGCACCACGTCTTCCAGCACCCCGTCCGGCTGCATCCCACCGGTGACGCGGGCCACGGTGGCCAGCGGCATGGTCGGATTGCCGTCAGGCACCGCGAAGTAGACGCGGGCGCCGACCGTCGAGTCGGGGACGGTGCGGAGCCAGGCCCGGACGGCCCCTTCCACGTCGGTGAACGGAACGACGGTCATCGCAGCTCGACCCCCGCCTCGACGATGGACGGCCAGAGGTACGGCTGGGCCTCCATCTTCAACGTGCCGCGCTCGACGTAGACCGAGTGGTCGGTGCCGGCGTACAGCGCGCCCCGGCCCGGCTCGGTGTCGTGGCCGATGGACCGGTCCAGCTCCCCGGTGTCCTTCGCCACGCGGTGATGGGCGTGGACCTCGGCCGCCGACAGCACGACTTCAAGACCCTGCTCCACCTCGGGGGAGGTGCGCAGGGCCTCGATGGCGTCGGCGTCGAGCTGGAGGTCCATGGCTCAGGCCTTGGGCGTCTCGGCCTTGGCGCCGTCGTCGAAGACCAGCGTGGACTTGCCGCCGGACACGACCTGGGAGCCGGCCAGCAGCTTCGGGTAGGCCTCCAGCTTGGTCTTGGCCTCCTTGTTGATGGCCTCCAGGCTGGGCCGGTGCTCGCCGGGGTGCTCCAGCTCGATGGTGTGCTTGGTCATGCCGCGATTCCTTCCGTGATGGTGAGTCCTGCTTTCGTGCTGGCCAGGTGGCCGAGCACGCCTGGGTGGTGGACGACCCACTCCACGTCGTAGGTCTGCCCCGTGGCCGCGTCGGTGACCCGGCAGAGGTGGGTCAGCTCGGGCAGCGGGTCGCAGAGCAGCGTGGCGTTGATGGTCTCCGTCGCGCCGGGGTCGGTCTCGGCCCCGCCGCCCGAGTCGATCACCGCCCGCACCGGGGCCGGCGTGATGCTGACCCAGGCCGCTGGCTGGTCGGTCGGCGTGTCGTAACCCTCGCCGTAGGGGTCGCGGTTGTCCTCGCTGCCAGCGACCGGGGCCTCGGCGGTGATGGTCGTGGTGGCCAGGGGGATCATGCGACACCGCCCAGCGGGACCCACGGCGGAACGCCTTCGTCCTCGACGAGCGTCTGGACGCCGGCCTGGGCCAGGGCCTCCGGCGTCACGTGCACGGTGCGGATGCCGCCCGTGCGGCGTCGCCAGGAGAGGCGGGCCAGGTACCGTGCGGCCAACTGGCTGAGGCCCAGCTCGGTGTCTTCCCCGGTCGGCGCGGCATAGGAGACCGAGGCTCCGTTGGCCGACGCCGCCGCCACCGTGGGGTCTCGCGGCGTGTCGCCGCCGGCCGCCGTGTGGGCGGCCTGCCAGATGACCGCACGCGTCAGGTTGTGCGCATCCCGTGCGGTGGCCCGCTCCGGGAGCGCGGAGAGGTCAAGACCGGTCATGGCCTCGATGAAGCCCACCGCCTTGGCGATGTCCTCCGCAGTAACGGTGGCACCCGTGACGTTCGACACGTCTTCGGGGGTTACGACGATGGCGGTCACGGGTGCCTCCTCTCAGTCCTCGTCGGTGCTGGTCTCGCCGGGCGGCGGGACCGTGGCGTGGCTGACCTCGGGGTCGGTGGCCACGTGGGCCGGGACGACCTGGCACTCGTAGACCAGGTCCAGGCTGACGCCGTCGGCGTTGTCCTCGGCGCCGACGAAGCCGCCGTCCTCGGCCGGGCGCAGGCCCTGGTTCATGAGGTACTGGCGCATCGCCCAGACGTTGGCGTTGTGCAGCTCGTCGGTGAGCTGGGTCCCCGGCGGGACGGTGAAAACCTTGCGGTGCGTCTCCGACTCCTCGTCCAGGTTGTCCGCCGACCGCTTCGAAATCTCCAGCTCGGGCTCTCCGGCCTCGCTGGGAAACTGCATGTCCTTCGGGTCCTCGACGGTCAGCTCCTCAGCCGGCTTGGCCGCCGCCTTCTTCGCTGCTGGCACTATTCCTCCTTCGGTTCGGTCCTGGGTGACGCCGGGCGGACCTGGGGGACTCACCAGACCCCCGTCTCGCCCGGCGTCACGTTCAAGGGCCTACGGGATGGCCGGATCGTTCTCCAGGATGGCGAAGGCCTGCGGCACGCCGGTCGCGAAGCCGCGCCGGGCGCGCATCTTGAGAATCGTTTCGTCGGTCAGCGCCGACAGGCCGTCGCGGCCGTCGATCAGCACCGACTCCGGGCCGGACCGGATACCGAGGATGAGGTGCTGCTTGTTGGCCACCATCAGCAGCGGGTTCCCGGTCGGGGACTTGCTGGCCGTCGCGCTGGTCTTGGCGCCGTTGCTCCAGCGGATCGGCAGACCGAACAGCCGTTCGACGCCGGCGTTGTCCCGATCCTGGAAGATCAGGCGACCCTCTCCGTCCTTCATCGTCCGCAGGGTGGACTTGAACGACGGGTGGGCAATGACGATGATTTGGGACTCATCGAAGTAGTCCCCGCCCTCGACCAGGGAAAGCACCTTGTCCAGGTTGGCGTAGGTGGTGAACCCCTCGTCGGCCCCAGCGTTGGTGCTGGTCTTGACGATGTTGGCGTTTGCGGTGTAGCCGCCGTAGCCCGCCTGGGTCAGGGTGTAATACACCGAGTTGAACGGCACGGTCCCGCCGTTGCCGACGGCCGTAGTGGCCAGCGTGGCGTTGTCGATGAACTTGGCGTAGCTGGACGCCCAGGACTCCTTCTTCGTGTTGACGATGTCAACGTTCTTCGAGTCCTCGATGTCCTCCTCCGCGATCCGGACGGCCTTGCCGAACTTCCGGGCGGTCAGCGTGACCGAGTCGGCCGCCGCCGTGTCCTCACCGTACGCGGCACCCTTGGCGATGGACTCGATGTCCACGTCGCCGTGCCGGGGGAAGTTCTTCACGTCGGTGGCCATCGGCTCCTTGCGGGCCAGAGCCTCCACGGCCGACTGCGCCTGCACCGTGGTGATGACGCCGGAGCCCTGCTCTTCGGGAATCCAGGCGTTGTTTTCGAACGTTGCGCGGGCCATGGTGTGGGTCCTCTCTACGCGATGGCCGGTCTGGTTGCTGGGTTCTCCATCGCGGAGAGGCTGTCGGGGCCATCACGGCCACCTGACGAGTCCGAGTGTAGACCACGCGGGGCTGGACATGACAGAACCCCGCTCCCAGGCGTTGGCCCGACGAAGGCCAGGAGCGGGGTTCTGAGGCGGGTAGGCCCAGCGGTCAGCTTACTGGATCGGGGGGCGACCCCGGCGCCTGTACAGCGCGAATAGCCTCGTCCTCTACCGGCAAGATGGCAACCGTGCGGATGGCGTTGGCCACGTCGTCCAGGAACCGGGTCTGGTCGAACAGCAGTTGAACCCCTCGGTCCTCCGTCCCCGCTGGCTCCAGGAAGGCTTGGACCACGCCGTCACCCAGCACGACGGGGAGGCCGTCGCCCACCTGGGCCGTGAGCGTGATCTTGACCGGAACGCTGGCCATCAGCGCAGGCCGAGCCGGGAGAGCTGACGCTCCGTCGCGCTCAGCGGCTTCGACCCCGGCTGACGCGGCGAGGCATCGACCCCACGCGGGCCGGGCGCCTGCCGAGCCGGCTTGAACATCTCCGGGTAGTCGGCTTTGAAGGCGTCGATCTGGTCCTCCAGGCCCTCGACCTCGCCGTCCTCGCTGAACGTGATGGCGTCGAAGTCCACCAGCCGGACGAGGCGGTCCGGGGTGCGGGCGCCGGCCGCCGTCAGCGCGGCGCGGGCGGCGTACTTGACCAGGCGCGGCTTCCAGACCTCGTCGGCCCGCTCCTCGGCCAGCTTGGCCACGGCGGCCTCCTGGGCGGCCGGATCGTCGCCACCCTGCGGCGCAGGCTTCGGCGTGTCGCCGCCTGCCTTGGCGCGGGCCTGGAGCCGGAATTGCTTGGCCTCGCTGTTGGCCTTGGCCAGTGCGGCCTGGGTGCGCTTCCACTCCTCCTCGCTGGGCGGGGCGTACGGCGCCGGCTCGTCGGACGTGTCGTCGCCCTCGGTCGGGTCCAGACCCAGGTCGTCGTCGGCGTCCGGGGCCTCGGGTGCGGGAACGGTCATGTGGTGCTACCTCCTGGTGAGTCTGAGACCGGAAGGGGTTCCGGCCCTACGTCGATGGTATCGGAGGGGGCCGGCGCAGGCTGGGGAGCCCAGGAGGCCATCTCCCGGTCGGTGTAGCCCAGCTCCATCAGGACTACCTCGTCCGGCACGCCCAGCTCGCGCTTGGCCTTGGCAGCCTCCAGCGCGTCCTTGTCCTCGGCCCGGTCGATGGGCGCCCAGTCCACCTGGACCTTCCCCGCGACGCCGGCCACCTTCAGCGCGAATTCGAACAGCTCCTCCCACGTCGCGCCGAGCGCATCCTGGCGGTTGGTCACCTTGGCGTAGAGCGGTTCGGACGCGGCGCGGCGGGACTCGCCCGACGGCGGGGCGCCGCCGAACTGGTACAGGTGCAGCGGCGTGTCGGTCACCACGGCGAGGTTCTGGACGAGCTGCTGGATCGGCTCCCAGAACGTCTTCGGG